ATTTTTGTAGCAGTTTGTAACATAGCAATACGCTCGTTAGACATCATATCAGCCTCTTTAAGGGCTAAATTAGCGATTTTCTCTACTTGGGTGAAGGGGTCAGCACCCTGCGGCTTATTCGCAGCCTCTACAGCCTTGATTTGGGTCTCTACAGGGATTGCCTGAGCCTGAGCTCCAGCCTTTTGTGCCTCAGCCATAGCCTTAGCAGCCTCAGCTTGGGTCTTCTGTAAGGTAGCTTGAGCTGTAGCCATAGCAAGTTGCTGCATTTGCTGCTGCATTGGGTCAGGTTGGCTCATTTGTTGGAGTCCTGCTACGATTTCTTCACGATTAGAGATGCTAGAACCTTGGATTACACCCTGTAATAGCAGAGGAACGATAGGAGATTCTGCTCCTAAGGTAGACATTAAGCCCATCATCTGCTGTTGTTCGTATTCACGAGCTACCATTCCTAAGGTAGACACAGGCAAGAACACAAAGTCCTTAACTGGGTAACGATCTGGGTCAAACTGCATGAATCTGTAAGCAGCTTTTGTAATGAATGGGATTAAGAAGTCCTCTTGGAAGTTAATCAGAGTACGCTTGTTCTTCTTCATCAAGCCTGAGAGAGCCATAGATAAGCCAGCACCTGAGGCTTCACCAGCAGCTACCTGTCCAGGCATAGCAGTACTATCAATTGTACCTGTAGCTTGGAGGAGCATTGCTTGGAAGTTCTGAGCAGTCTGGAAATTCTGAGGATCAGTCGTACCAAACTTGAATGGCATCATGATCTCGTTAGGATTACCATTAACTAAGAGGTTCTTACCTGGACGTACGTCATACTTAGCACCACGTGGTAGACGTGTAGCATCCATTGCCATCATTGGAGAAGTAGTTAACGCTAAAGAATCTAAGTGACTACGGATCTGAGCGTCAATAGCTTTTTGCATATTGTAGCCCTTCTCAGCAGTACCACGACCCCAGAAACGACCAGGCATGGAATCAGCTTGATAGGCGACAACAGGACGATCCTTCATCATGTAAGGATTCTCTTCGGCTTTTAAGAGCCACTGATCATCAGCGATGATAACGATAGCCTCTACCATGTCTTGGTAGTCTTCAGCCATAGAACCTTCAGGGAATAGATCTACAATCTCTTCTCCGTCTTTCTTTTGTAACTCTTCTAAGTATTCCTTAGGAACAAGACCATAGTAACGAATGACTCGTACCTTGTCGTCCTGCTTAGGAGACATCTCTTGCACAGGCTCTAAGTCCATGTCGTTGTAGCTAGGAGTAATTCCTACCTTACGATATGTACCATCGACCATGCCTTGGACAATCTTATGATAAGGAACATACTCCTCGATTGCAACACCTAAGGATGATTCTACATCACGAGCATTAGGATCAATGAGGAAGTTACGAGGATTGATTGGGTGGAGCTGAACCATGAACTTCTTCTGTTCAGTAACTCCGATAGCTGCCATAGCAGTGCCAGGGATAGGCTGGGTGGAAGGAGACATCACTGTCTTCTCTTCTACGGTAATCTCTCCGATACCTGTACCGTATAGTTCTCCTAAAAGAATAATATCATCTAAAGCTTTCTTAACCTTCGAGAACTTAAAGTCCTCATGCATCTGTTGACGTACTAAGGCAATATCATTCTTGTCTTGATCCATACGATCATCAACAATGTCAAAGAACTCGCCACGACCAAAGACAGCTTCAGAAATCTCAGCTTGCTTCGACTCAACAGCTTGTTGGAGGGCGGGAGTAACAAGACGAGATCTCTCGGACTCACGAGTCTTGTCAAGCCCATCCCAGATTCCTCTGAACAATCTTTCATACTCTTCCCATTTATCTAAGTAGTTTACATCTCGGTGATCTCTCCAACGATTGCAATGATCTACGATGAATGAGACTAACTCACGATCATCTTCTGTTGTGATATCTTCTTTAAATTCAGCCATGTGTTAAATTCCTGGAATAGTTGATTGTGGAACTTGCATCTGAAAAGGATCTGCCATTGCTGCTTGAGCAGTACCAGCACGAGGAGCAGTCATGTTATCGATTGTTACACCTGCCATACGATTCTGAGGATCTGTTTCAATAGCTCTCATAGCAGGTTGTGCTAAACGTTCTGATACGTCCATACCACGACGTTGCTCTGTCTGACGAGCGAATACTTCTCCAGCTACTTTCATGTAGTCTGAAACAGAGCGAATATAAGCAACAGTAGATATATCTTTTGCTTCAATAGCACCACTTAATGTTGGATACTGCTCAGCTCTGGTAATAAATTTATCAGCTTTTTCTTTACTTTTAAAAGTCTGCTCTAAAGAACGACGAGCTGAAAGTCCGTCTGGTTTAGCAAGTCCAGCCACTGCTTCAGCTACATCATCTGGACTAAATCCTAAATTTTTAAACTGCTTTGCAAAAGCTACAGAATCAGACGGAGATTTAACAATAGATAACTCTAAAGCAGCACGAGCGTCATTGTATAATTGATTTTGATTAAGGGTTTGAGAGAAGCTCTCACCTTGTGTGAATAGTTCTTTACCTTGAACGTAGTGTTGGATCTCGTGCAGAGCTACTTTAACTGGAGTATCTGCTTTTCTCCAGTCAGGATGTTGACGATTAAACAGAATCATGTTCTGCTCAGGAGCGTATGCTGCTAAGCGAGAGGAGACAGGATCATCGATAAAACTAACAGTAACGTCTTCGATATCTGGGTAAGCTTTCTTTAATGTATCTGCTTTGAATACTTCATCGAATGCTAAGACTTCATTCTCAGGGATCTTGTTTAGGTCTACACCTTTGCGTAAGTCTACGTTCTTATCGCTGATCTCTAGCATTGCCTTGTTTGCTACAGGATCAAACGCTATGCCTTGCTTAGGATATAAAGCATCCCACTCCTCAGCAGGTAATCTAAACCAATCACGCTGTGCGTCTTCTAATGTTTTAGTTAGTGCAGGAGCGTCTGTAATACCTGCTGCTCCTAAGTTACTAATACCTTCACGTCCAATAAACATCTCAGGGACTAGACTAGGTGTTGCTCTGCTAGAGCCTTTAAACAAGCCTTGTGCTTCTAAGTTATCTACTAACCCAGGAGCTACCATCCTAAACAAGCTACCAGTTATACTCATTTAATATCCCGATATAAAGTCATTAGGTTCATATTCATCGTCCATGTCATCTGTAAAGTATGTTGTTACAGCTAACTGATCGACATAAGATAAAGCGTCTACTAAGTCGTCATGCACCTGAGTAGTAGGGAACATTAGAAGCTGATCCACAAACTGTGTCCAATCCTCTTCTTCATTCAGTGTTACCTTACCATGCTCGAATCGTCCTTGTAATGCCCAGACAATCCTCTCAGTCTTTTGTTTACCACCATGCGTTAAATCTTGTATACTTGCGTAGACGTTGTTTGATCTCATTAGATCACTAAGGTAGGGCAGTACAGCGTTACGTACTGTTCCTCTTTCAATTCCTACACCTACTGGTTGAAAGTCTCTGATGTTCTTAAGAATCCTTGCTGCTGCATCCTTAACATCCCAGCGTCCATGCTCAATCTTCTTTATAAACCATTCACCATCTTCAGTTACTTTTACTACTGCGATAGCTGATTCATCTAATTTCTTTGCTCTTGCGGAGGAGTAGTTAACATTCGTAAAACCTGCTAAGTCTATTGCTATGTAATAAACACCTTCAGTAGGTTCTTCTCCGTACTTTACCCATTGTTCTTTGAATAAGTCTGTTCCTGCATTATCGAAGGAGGCTTCGTATTCCTGCTTAAAACTAAACGACGATAAAGTCTTCTTAGCTCCTTCAATCTCTTTCGGATCAATAAGCGGGTTATCTTTCGTAGTAAAGTGCCAGCTCTTCCACTCCTCATCTTCTTCAGACGTACCGAGGTTATACATATCGTAGAACCAGTTGCGTCCCTTCGGAGTGCCAATAAAGAGTGCTTTACCCTTCTTGTCTGATAACGAAGCACGTAAGACCTTCTCCCAGGTATCTGGTTTAATGTCAGCTACCTCGTCCAGTACCAAAAAAGTAAGACTAACCCCACGAAGGGTGTCAGGTCTATCAGCACCTCGAACATAAATTTTAGCACCATTGATCAGTGTGATATCCATGTTGTTGACATGACTGTTACTGATTACATCTCTACCCAGCTCCATTAGCAAGTCCCAGATAATCTGTCTTGCTTGCCCTTGGGTAGGAGCTACATACATCACTGCTGAGCCTTGAGGACATCTCAGTCCCTCTACCAAGAGGGCTACTGCTGAGAGTCTACTCTTACCACAGCGACGACCTGCTACGATTACCTTAAATCTAGTGTCGTCACTAAATACTTTCTTTTGCCAGGGCAGGAGCTCAAAATTAAGATTCATCATCTTGCTCCATGTCGATGGTCTCTACAGCTTCCACCTTAGTCTCACCCAAGCCAGTGATGTTAATTGTTACAGCATTCCGCTGACCCTTAGCATCCTTTTCAAAGAGTGAGACAGGCAGAAGTCTGTCCATGCACATCTTTAGACATGCTACCTGATCTTTGTCTTCGTCGTCTAAGGCTTTTCTTAAGACAGTGTCTATGACCTTAGTTCCAGTAGTACTCAG